TCGAAGTAATCAGCCCTGGCCTGCCAGGTGTCGGTGGTGATGGATTCAGCGGAAGCCAAGCCACGAAGGGGGCTGGTCTCGTAGATCCGTTCCACGATCTTGCTGCTGATGTACGGGGTGACTGCAAACCCACCGTCGGGCTCAGAACCCACGGAAAGGGCCTTGACCTCATCGGCGGCAAGCAGGCGCTCTTCGGCACCGCTGCGAATGAACTTCTCGAATACACGCTTGTACTCGGGGAGGGCTGCGGCGAACTGCTCCAGCCGTTTGGGGAGCCTGTTGAACTTGGTCTCTTCCCCGGTTGCAAAACTGAGGACGAAGTGCCTGAGCTCCTGCTCGGCTTCGGGGTTGCTGCCGTCCATGCGGGTTCCAGCTTTCTGCAGCAGGACATCAAGCTCGTCCATGCGGGCCTCGAAGCTGGCATCCTTAGCCTTGCTCTCCTGGATTGCCTTGTCGATCTGCTCCTGCCGGACGCTGATATCGGTGGCCAGCCGGTCCAGTTTGGCCTGGAGCAAGGAATCAACCTTGTCCCCGTTGGCTTTCATCTCGGACTTCAGGTGCTCGTAGTTGCTGCGGAGTTCGTCGATGTTTTCTTTGCTGGTTGCGCCGAGTTTCTTGACTTCATCAAGAACCGGCTGCAAGACTTCGTTTGTGATTTCACTCATTTGCTTTTCTCCTATCTTGAGGTTTTCGGGGCGCCACAAGTTCCCCTGAGTTTTTCCGTCTCTGCTTGGATCGCAGAAATCAGAGTACCGATGGAAGCATCCCGCTCCCTATACTGCCCCGCTTTGCAGAAACTCACCACCATCTTCGCGGCTTCCCGGCTCAGGCCCTTGGCATCGCGCAAAAGGCTTTCAAACTCCCGGGCATCCCGCATGGCGGTTTCCACTTCCTGCTTGGTCGCGGTTTTTACGCTTGTGATTGTTGCGTTCACGTTGGCCGGGAACGTCACCAATGAGATTTCATAGAGCTCGATTTCCTCCAGGGTGCGGAGCCCCTTGTCACGGTCCTCGGAAAAGGCTTTGATCCGGAACCCGATACTCATGGTATTGACGGCACCGACCTTGAGCAGCGCATAGGCTTCTTTGGCCTTCTGGACTTCGAGAACCAACTGGCCCTCCACATAGAGGCCCTTGCTGTCTTCCCGGAGCACAGTCCACATCCCGATGGGGTCATCGGCGTCGTGCTGCCACAGCATCTTGATGCCGTTGTTGCCGTAGCCATTGCTGTCAATACTGGACTTGAAAGCACCGGGGGCAATGACATCCCCGTAGCTGTCGGGGTCTCCACCAAAGGTAGAGGCGTAGCCGCTGAACCTGCCGTCGCCCTGAATATCTGCGGCCTTGATAACCAGGCCCAGGTCAAAGTACTTGTTTTCGTTCATGTGTTCCTCGCGTTTCTGTACAGCGCCGTGCACCTGCAGTTCACGACATTGGCGGCACTGCCCGCGGAATCCCCGGGATAATCCAAGTGCTCACCGCCGACATTAAATTTCTCCGCCACGGGTATCCACTCTGTGCTGACATGCCGGTGGCTGTTCCGCACCCTTTTGTCCCCGGCGTTCATCCACTGCTTTTCATTGCCGCCCATATTGGTGGCCATTGCTTTCGTGCTGTAGTTGGCAGCGGTGTGGGTCTCGGTCCGGGCGATCATGTTGGCCCTGGTCTTGGAGGTGATCTGCCCGATCTGCCGCAAGGTAGTGGCGATCTCGGTGTTGCTGTTGCCCTCCCGTAAGCCACGCATAACCGCGTCGGCAATCAGACGCTTTGATATGATGTCCATCATGCTGACCTTGGTGGCAGCCGCATCCAGCGCCCAGCGCTCCATGGCGGCCCAGAAGTCCGGGCTGAGCGGGGCCTTGCTGAGGATGCCGCCGATACTCTTGGTGCCGTAGAACTCCCGGGCCTGCTTGCCGAAGACATCAGCGGTGAGGATGTACCTTTTATACAGGTAGTCGCGCTGCCGCTGGGTGTAGCGATCCACCACGATGTCGGCCCCGTGGATATTCCCGAAAGCCACTTCTTTCGCTGCCGCCCGCCACATGCTGTTGAGGATAGGCGCGAAGCCCTTGGCAAACCCTGCCTCCAGGCGTTGCATCTGCTGCTCAAAGCTGCGGAGATAGGCGACTTTATTCATTGCCGAACTCTTCTGTCAGGCCCACATAGGCGTCCAGCATTTCCTGGGGGATGCCGGTTTCCAGCAGCCTGTTCCGGGCCTGCTCTTCTTCGGCGTCCACCACGTCTTCGGTGAGGGGCTGGTCAACCTGGGGCGCCGGCTCTTCGTCGGGCACCTCCCCCAGCATCGGCGTCATGGACATCGGCATGTAGATGGTGTCGCCACCGTCAATGCCCTCATAGCCGTGGGCTTCTCGTTTTTCGTTGATGGTCAAGAAGTCCGAGTCCTGGACCCGCTTCCACTTGGCCTCGCGTCGGACTTCAAGGGCTGGCACGTTGTTGAGGTCGAAGTCAATCCACATCTCGGAACCCAGGGGATACAGCCAGTTGTTGAGCTCGTCCCTCAAGTAGCACAGCAGCGGCACGATGGTGTCTTCCCACATGATGGCCCGGGCTTCCTGCAGATTGTTGTATGTGCTTTCCCCGGGGACCACGAGGGTGTGCGGCACCCCATAGGCCTGGCAGATCTGGCGGGCGTTCTCCCTTGAGGTCTCCGTGAAGTCCAGTTCCTTGGGACTCCACCCGAAGGGCTGGATGTTTATTTTGCCCTCGCCGAGGTCGTCAAACAGCAGCAGCTTCCCGGCATTGCTGGGGCCGCCGTAGTTGTTCCGCAGGTCTTCTTTGAACCTGAGGTATTGATCGGGGCTCAGGCTCCGCTCCATAGTGACCACGGTTCCGGGCCGGGCACCGTTCTTCATCATGCCCCGGTTCCAGCTCAGGGCGTCGTTGCTGTTGTCGATGAGCCCCGCGGCGCTCATGGTGGCCGGGTGGCCGTAGAAATCATCCAAGGGGTTGAAGGTCTTGAAGTGCAGGATGTCGGACTGCCCGGTCTTGGGGTCGATTTTCCAGGTGGCAGTGCGCTGCCCGTCGCCGTACCTGTAGCCCAGCACGGACCGCAAGCCCTTCATGATCTTCATTTTGTCGGGCCGCAAGCTGTACAGCTCCTTGGGAGTGCCCGCGGCGTCCCCGGTTTTCAACGCCACCCGTTCCAGGTAGGCGTTGCCATTCAGTAGGAAGAACGATACCAGGGACTCCAACAGGGACGCCCAGCCCTCGCCGGGATTGGGCCTGTACAGCAAATCGTAAACAGGGCCCTGTTCTACTTCTTCCGGGGTGTCTTCGGCACCGGTACGGTATTGCTTCCACGGCACCGATGCACAGCCCTTGGCCACAATTGTGATGGCCCGGAATGCCGTCAAGTTTTCCATGTAGGCGTCTTTGGCGATCTGTTCAAAGTCGTTCTTTGGGTACACCGCTCCCTCTATGCCGTCACTGTAGACCACGGCATCGGTGCGGCTATCCTTGCGGAACAGCTTGCGGAAAAATCCCATCAGCGTCTGTCCTCAATCCCGGTGGCCTGAGTGTCGCCGCCGAACTTGTCCAAGATGAACTTCTTGAGGCTGAGCTTGAGCTCGTTCCGGAGAAACAGGAACAAGAAGTACTCTGTGACGAAATACGCCACGGCATTGAGCACAAGCTGAGCCCGGATGCCGGTAACGACTGGGACCGCGGCTGCCAGGCCAGTGCTTGCGGCTGCCATCACTACGAAGACGATGACCCGCAGCAGCCAGGGCTTGAGCCGGGCCAGCTTGGCGCTGATGACTTCCAGCAGCATGAACAAGACACCCGCCAGCCCTATGAGTTTCAACCAGTCCATGATGATCTCCTTTTACCAGAGTTTTGCAATTTTGGTTATGATGAAGCCCGAGATCAAGGCCGTGGTGATCCATGACGAATACCGGTCGGCCTTGCTCCAGTGGTCTTTGATATGGGTGTTGAAGTCCTCGATGGACTTCCGGACCTTGGCCCCCAGGCCGTTCAGGTCTTCCTTGAGACCGGCCTGCCGTGCCAGACAGGTAGGGGTGCTGACGAAGTTTTCGGCAATTGATTCCGTGGCGCGGATCACACGGTCCATCTTGTCGTTGAGCGACCTGAGTTCCCCGTTGGTCTCAGCCCGGCTGATTTCCAGGGCGGTCACTCGTTTCTCCAGCTCAAAAATCTTGTCATCCATGAACACCCCTTAAACAGCAGCAGCCGCCGAAAACAACGGCAGCTGGCCTGCATTGGTTTTGATTTTGAAGTCGGGTCTCACCGGGGTCAACCCCAGATTCCCCAGCCCAAGACGTTCAGGCCACCGATGTTGACGCCTGAGGCCTGTGACCAGCCGATGACAACCTGGTCGTCACTGAGCAGGTCGTAGGCGTTGCTGAGCTGCAATAGGATGTCGGTGAGACCCAGCAGAGCCCGGCTGAGCAGGATCACGTTGTGGGCGCTGCCCTTTGTGGCTGAGATCCGGACCACAAGGTCTTCAACACTGGCAAAGGCCACGCTGAAGTGCAGTCGGAGTTCGTTGAATCTGAATTGTTTTCCCGTGGGATTGAGGCTTTCCGTGACGGCACCGTTTGTGCCGCCGCTGGCGTAGAAGCTGAAATGGGACCAGAGGGCGGGCTGTTGTACTTCTTCGGACCAGGCCATGAGACACCCTTTATTTCCGTAGTGACTCCACTCACAGAGAGTCTATCACGGATATATTTTGTTGTCAAGGTGTTTTGTCAAAAACTGTAAACCCTGGGCCCCGTTCCCCTGCTGGGAGTAAGGAAGTTGAAAGCCCCTGACATGGCGTCCACCCTGTCGTCGTGCTCACCCGCGGGGAATAGCACCATCTCATCAACAAGGTCTTGGTTCCAAGCCGCGTTCAGGAAGTGCAGGTTCCCGGCTTCCATCTGGGATGCCATGGGGGCCGCCCTCTCGGTTTTGCTGCCCTGGGGCTTGATGCCCCGGAAGTCGAAGCCTGCCAGCACGTGCCGGGTGTAGTGGTCAATGGTGATCTTGCCGCCGGATCCGCCTTCAATTTCCATGCGAACAGGCACTGACTTGCCATCCATGTCCGCTACCTGACGGATCAGGGCTTCGGTGTCCCTGGGGGTCTTGCGGAAACTGACAACGGACAGCACATACCACTGCTTTGCCTTGGTACGGGCCATCAGCACCCCCGCGGTCTGGTCGGGCTGCTTCCCCGTGGCCTTGGCCTCCGTTGCCGCCATGTCCCAGAACCGAACCCGGAGGTCGATTTCGGACTCTGGTACCTGATCCACAAAGCGGAACCACTCCCGCTTGAAGAAGCCACCCTCCGCCTGTATCTCCCAGTCACCATTCAGCAGCTGGGCCCTGGTGATGGGGTCCAGGTTGTTCAGACTGCGGATGTACTCTTCTTGGTCAAGATATGGATTGTCCTGCAGCCGGCTGGGAATGAAGATCACCCCCGGCTTCCGGGTCCGGGCCTCCACATAGCGCCGCTTCACCCAGGCCCCGCGCTCCACCTGTTCCCTGGCCGGGGGATTGCTGGCCAGCCTGAGCCGGATCGGGACATTCACCCCGGCCAACCTACGGGTCCGGCTGAACATGTAGTTGGCCTGATGCTCCCGGATCGCCACGGCTTCGTCAATGCCCACAAACTGGAAGGCGGCTCCCTGATAATTGAAATGGTCCCGGGGGCCATCCATGTAGCCAAAGGTGAGGGTGGCACCGCTGGGGAATACCCATT